AACCAGATGTCGCCATGAGTTTCGACAGGAGTGAGATCAGGCATGTGATCCGGCGGGACATCCGGCACGAAAGACAACCCGCCCGCACAAAGCGTGTCGCCTTGCAACCTGTTCGCTTCGACCTGTTCCGGTCGAACGTCAATCCCCGTGTACTCCCGACCCAACTTGGATGCAACAACACCCCGCACACTTCCACCGGCGAACGGGTCCAACACTTGACCGCCCGGCGGACAAAACCACCTGTAAACAAGCTCACATAAAACCGGGTCAAACAGCGAAGTCGAACCCGCACCGTATCCTTCACCTTGGATTTCGACTTCAGCCATGACGCACCATATCTACCGCCTGATGCCCGTGGCCTTGTGGCACAGCAACATTCCAGGTTAAAGGTTTACCGTCACGACCCAACTCGGATTCAATCCCAAGATCAGTCCAAGCCCGTTTGCGTTCCTGCCACCAACCCTCACGGCTGTTCAACACGCTCACCGGTAAACCAACAAACCTGTCGGCTAGTTTCACCGGCGCTTTACGCGACTCCGGGACCGGCAACTCCTCGCTCTCATCCGAACTCGGTAGAGTCTCGGCAAGCAACGCATCCAAATCTGCTGCCGTATATGATGCCGCAGATAACAATTCGGAATCCTCGGCCATGACATCAGAGATCATCGCAGCCAACATCTCGTCGTCATACCCGCCTAGTTCCGATGTCCGGTTATCAGCCAACGCGAACGCCTTAGCAGTTACGTCGTCATCCTGAACCCACACGACAGCAATCTCAGTCCACCCGAGGCGCTTCGCTGCCATGAACGTGTGGTTCCCCGCTATAACCTCACCTGTACCCTCACGAACAATAATTGGTTTGCGTTGACCGAACGTGTCAAGGGAACGCATCACCGCTTCCACATCACCCCGACGGGGGTTCCCCGTCATTGTCCGTATGGACTCAACAGGAACACACAAACCCTGTAACTGCTCAACAACATTCGACACCAAAACCTCCAAGATAAGCCCCAACAGTACCCCAAATAAATCCTTCAGATGTGGTAGAATCAACACAATGAGCAACTCGGGGCCACGGCAAAAATGGATCTCAAAATCGGCGCATCCGAAAGAAGCGATCCGCAAATTTTCCGGCGCTCAACCCCAAAAACTTGGTGACAGAAACGGGCGCGCAACACACCGCAACACACAAGACGGAACATGTGTTACCTGCAACACGCATGTCGCCGCAGAAACCGGATGGCTCCTGATCCTCCCGTTCAGAAACGGGCAAAACAAAAGCTCCTACGCAGTCATGTGCAAACCATGCGCAACACCGACCCTGGACCCCGCAACGAAATGAACACCGATGACATCGCCCAACTCCTCACACCTATCAACACCCTGATCCCGTTAGCGCACAACCCCCGCCGCGGCAACGTCAAAGCGATCAAAGCAAGCCTCACAAAATTCGGGCAACTCAAACCGATAGTCGTAAACCAGAACGGCGAAATCCTCGCAGGGAACCACACCCACGCCGCCGCCGTCCAACTCGGCTGGACCGAAATAGCAGTCATTAGGGTCAACGCAACAACAGAAGAAGCACAAGCATTCGCGATAGCCGACAACCACACCTCGGATCTCTCCCGGTGGGACAACAAAGAACTCGCCGCGATGCTCAAAGACATCCAAGAAACCGACAAAGCCCTCCTCAAAGCAACAAGCTTCACCTCCGATGACATAGAAGCCCTACTACAAACAGAAGAAAAACCGCCCGGCTACCAACAACCCGAAAAAGACAACAGCATCACCGGCAAAGGAAACTGCCCCTCATGTCAACGACCCCTGTAGCCTCATACGATCACCCCGGCAGACCCACAAAGTTCAACCCCGAACGCTGCGAAAAAATAATCACCGCACTAAGAGGCGGCAACTACAGAGAAACAGCCTGCAAATACGCAGGCATCAGTAACCAAACACTACGAAACTGGCTGAAACAAGCCGAAAATCCCGACGCACCCCCCGAATACATGGAATTCTTATGCGCAGTAGAAAAAGCCGAAGCCGATGCTGAAGTCGCAGACATCGCTTTGATCCGACGTAGCGCGCAGGACGGGCAGTGGCAGGCGGCGGCCTGGATTCGGGAGCGTAAGAACCCTGAGCGTTGGGGGCGTAGGGATGCGTCGAAGATTGAGTTGACGGGTGCTGATGGTGGTCCGGTTGATATGCGGGTGACGTTGGGTGTTGATATGTCTGCGATTGAGAGTTTGGCGTTGAAGTTGGAGGGGCGGCGGCGGGCGATTGAGGCTGTTGCTGAGGAGCTTGGTTGAGGGTTTCCTATTTGGTTGGGGTCGGTTTTGGGGGTGTTTGGTCAGGGGTCGGAAGTCGAAACCCGTGTCGACACTGGGGAAAGTGCGGGTGGCTCACCGACGGGTAACCGGGTTTGTGGTTTCCTATTAGTTGTGGTGGCCGGTCCTAAGTGTTTCAGCCGGGATCGGTCACCGCTTGGTTATCGTGTCTTGTTTGCCCGGCGGGTGAGTGTTGCTTTGATGACACCCTGGCGCTTGTTGCGCTGACCGATGGCCTCGTTGTGGTTGGTGGTCCAGAACGAGTTATAGACAACGCCTTCAGCGAACTGTGAGCGGTCTAGGACGATGAACCCTGCGCGGCCTGTGATGGGGTGGGAGTGGTTTTCGACGGTGACGCTTGTCGGGTGGTAGTGGGCTGTTGCAGTGTTCATGCTTGCTCGGCTTCTGCTCGCTCGGCTTCGCCTTCTTCTACTAGGACGAGGATGTGGTTGCATCGGGATGGACCGCCGCCGAACTCGGCTGTTCCAACGAATAGCTCAACGAGCTGATCGTCGGTCATGTTGTCATCTGCTGTGTTGTAATGCAGTCCTGCTAGGCAGGCCATGACCTCATAGTGGATGAGGGTGAATCCGGTGAAGCCGGGGTAGTCACAGTTGATGGTTGTCATTCTGCTTGCTAGTGGTTCATTCATGTAGACTACCCTACTACACGGGTGTGACATTATCAAACCAGAAACCAAGATTCTTTTCGACACCAGGGTCGTGCGACCCGACCCCAGTCGCCGACCGTGCGACCGCTAACTGATCTTGAGTTACCCGGCTCACAGTTCGTGATCTCCTTTGGTCCAGGGTCGGGTTCAGGCTCGGCGGGCTTCACGCATTTCGTGCAGCAGGGCAGAGGCACGCATCATTGTGTTGAGGTCATCTTGTGTGAAGTTGCTTTGGCCTGAGAATGCCATGCCGGTTAGTTCGGTTGCGGCGGCGGTGAGGGCGTTGGCTGTGAGCTGAAGTTCTTCATCAGTCAAGCGGGCTGAGGTTGAGGAGAACTCTGTGTTGTTGTGGGTGCCGGTAAGGTTCATGTCTTTATTGTAGCACGCCGGACTACAATATCAAGTCAATATCAAACAAATATGAGATTTCTTTTCGACCCCAAACCCGGTCGCCCGACCCCAGTCGTTGCGACTCCGGCGACCGCTGACCGGTCTTGCGAGTTGCCCCCGCTTACCCTGCGAGAATCTCGGCGTGAATCACGCACGCTTCAAGGTAAGCGGCTTCAAGCGTTGAGTACATGCCGTATGACTCTCCTGCTCCGCCAGGTCGGAAAATGGCGATCTGGTATCCGCTCGGTCGGGGAAGGATCAGGATGCGTTCGCCGTTCTCTATGTTGGCATTCCACCAGATCGCGCGTGAGGTGCTGCTGTGGCGTTGCCCTGTTGATGTGATCCGGGTGAACTCGGGTGGGGTCATGCTGCTCCTAATTTTGCTTTCGTTAGTAGGTGATTAGTAGATCGGCTGCGGATGGTTGATTGCCGAAGATTGCATGATGCGGAATTGCTCCGCTCCGATTTCGCAGTCCACGCAACGCCCGGTTGCAGGGACAAGGTGTCGATCCCATTCGCAGTCCCGGCAGATGTCGGTTTCGCCGGACTCGGTTGCTGCTTCTAGTAGGGCCTGGATGTTCATGCTGCTCCTCGTGGGTTTGGGTGTGTGCGTCCTGCGATGACGGCCATTGCCATCAGAATGATTTCTGAAGGGGCTACCTCGTCCCATCCGGCTGCCCGGCAAACGGATAACCAAATGGGGTTCGTTGGGTCTGTCAGCTCTTGTGAGTTGAGGTGCCAATCCTCTGCCTCGTTGGCTAGGGTCAGTGATACTTGGATGGTGCTTGCGATGAATTCGCTCATGCTTCTTCTCCTTCTGTCACGGTGGCGCTGTGAACCACTCCCTGAATGTTGTCTTGAACGGTGTACTCGAACGCTCCGCTTTGGCGCATACGAATGGCGGCGCTTGATGCGAGTGCGGTGCAGATTGCGCACCCGGTGTGTGTTGTTGTGATTTCGTTCATGCTTGTTCTCCTTGTGTTGTGATTGGTTTAGTTCTCGAAGACCATTGAGCTATAGCGCCCTTGGAACAGAACCGGATTGCCGAGTCCCATCATCCAATCCATAGCTGCTTGCCATTCCTGCTCGGTGACCTCGTGAGTCAAGCGCACGTTGCAGTTGGTTGGTGTGTGGAAGATGGTGTAGAAAGTTGTTGTTCTCATGTAGATAACTATACAGCATAGGTCTGACATTATCAAGTCAATAATCAAGAAAGTTTAGATTTCTTTCCGACCACCCCGACAGTCGCACGACTCCCAGTCGGCGACAAGCCGATTCGACAACTAGCATAAAAGCGTGGAACCACTAGTCATCATCCCCCCAAAGCTACTAGCACTCGCCACCGACCACGAACGAGAGCAGTACCGGCTCTACCTCCTAGACGCAGCCGTCGAAACAGACGAGTGGGAAACGTGGCTCATGTCGATGGCACCCAACTACGCGTCGCTCCCGTTCGGAGATCATCACGCGCTGTTCTGGAATTGGGCGTGGAGTATCGAACCCGACGCGCGCCCTCAACCATTCGTAGCGATATGGCCGCGAGGCGGGGCAAAGAGTACAAGCGCTGAGATGTGTGTCGTAGCGTTAGCCGCACGACGCAAACGCAACTACTGCCTGTACGTTTCGGAGACACAAGATCAGGCAGACGATCATGTCGCCAACATTGCTGCGCTCCTCGAAGATACAGAAGTCGGGTTCGCATACCCTGAACTTGGTTCTCGGCTCATGGGTAAGTTCGGATCAGTGAAGGGGTGGCGGCGTAACCGTGTCCGCACAGGAACGGGTTTCACGATTGACGCTGTAGGGCTTGACTCCGCCGCACGAGGAATCAAGTTGGAAAGTATGCGCCCCGACCTGATGGTCTTTGACGACATCGACAGCGAAGCCGATTCCCCTCTCGCTACAGACAAGAAGATCAGAACCATCACCCGGAAGCTTCTCCCGGCAGGGTCCAACTATTGCGCAGTGATCGCTATTCAGAACAAGGTCCACGATGACTCCATCTTCGCGAGGCTTGCCGACGGTCGGGCTGATTTCCTACGCGACCGGATTGTGTCCGGGCCTATACCCGCCGTGTGGAACTTTGGTTGGATCGAAGAAAACGGGTTGTTCAAGATCGTTGACGGCCAGGAGTCGTGGGAAGGGCAACCCGTATCCTCGTCGCAAGCGCTCCTCAACGACATCGGGCTAACAGCGTTCCTCGCTGAGTGCCAACACGCCACCGTCACGATGACCGGCGGGATGTTCGACCATATCAACTGGCCGCATTTGCATGTCACCGAAGCCGAGTTACCACTGATGCGTCGGGTGGTCGTCTGGCTCGACCCAGCCGTTACGTCGACCGACCAATCCGACTGTCAGGGTATTCAGTGTGATGGGCTAGGTGTTGATGGTCTGATTTACAGGTTGTGGTCGTGGGAAGGTAGGACGACACCGTTGGATGCTGTGAAGCGTGGTATCCGTGCGGCGATTGAATGGAACGCTGAGACAATAGGCATTGAGTCGGACCAAGGGGGCGACACCTGGAAGGCTGTGTATCACCAAGCGTGTGAGAGTTTGCGTGACAGTAAGGAACTTGAGGGGTCAGCTCCGAGGTTTGCTTCTGCGAAAGCCGGTGCGGGTCACGGGTCGAAAATGACAAGGGCGCAAAGGATGCTTGTCGATTATGAGCGGGACAAGATTCGACACCTAGTCGGTACGCATCAGCAGTTGGAACTTGGGTTGATGCGTTTCCCGAAAGCCAAACCGTATGATCTTGTCGATGCTGCGTATTGGTCGTGGGCCGACCTAGCGGGCAAAGCGTACCGGGGGAAGTCTCGGGTTGGTTCTGCGTCGGGTCAAACCATCGGCGCTTTCAACTTCAACTAGATGCGGAACATGTTGGCTAGGCGCTCGGGGCCGGGGGTGCCGTCAGCGGAACGAGGGTTGTGTAGCAGGTTGTGCAACTCGTTCAACTCTCGCAAGCGATCAGCAACAGGTTCTAGGCGATACCATCTTGCGCCCCACCCGCCTTCAAGAAACCCCGTGTTGCTGTGTTCCTTTTTCAGGTGGATCAGCGCCTCGTCAATACTGAGAAAGTCGTTCATGCGAACACCGCTAGTTTCATCCCGGCCACGATTACCCGGTCTGCGCCTACGGCTGTTGACCGGGGCTTGATGTAAACGCACCAATCGTCAGCTTCGATAGCCCGTCGGGATCGTGGCACAACGTCCATCCCTGCGTGATCCAACTCTCGGCGGAGTACCCGGTCCCTGTAAGTAACGAGCATGAGCGAGTCGTTATCTTTGTTGTTGAAGTATGCCCTCACAGCGGAGGTCATCTCTGTCGCTAACCATGAAGCACGGACTGCTTCAACAAGTATGTGTTCCATGTCCATCATCATTCGGCCATTCTCCTTACGTCAAAGCCTGCGAGCGATACGCGCCAGGGTTCGCAAAGTTGCATCCCGTTCTCACGGAACATCCATACCGTCATCTCGCCACGGTCGGTTTCTTCTTCGAACCGGTCGAAGACTTTGATGCCTGCCTCCTTCAGTTGGATTCTAAGAATCTCATCGGCCCGGAACATCTCGGCCTTGCGTTCGGCACCGCCGTTGCAGTCATAGTCTTGGACCGCCCGGTTAAAGGCTTGAGCAACTTCGGTTTCCCGGATTGCTTTGATGACGTAATAGGAGATTTCGTTCATGCCCACACCCGCTCAAAGACAAGGGCGAGTGTTGCGGACACGGTCGCCTCGGAAGGCAAACGGGTTGTACCGGCTGCGGCTGCGATGTCGCTCCAGAAGGTGCGGTCGCCTACAGAGTCCATCAGCATTGACAGATCAAGGTCGGTTGGGACTGCTTTGCCTTGGGCAACGAACCGGATGGTTTCGTCTGCCATACGGCTTGCGAGGTTGAGCCTGTTAACTAGGTGTGCTGGATGCATGTGCTGTTCTCCTTGTGTTGTGATTACTTGTTAGTGATTGTAGTTGGGGGGTGTGACAGTCAGTCGTCTTCGAGCATGTACTCGCTGAAGCGTGGGGTTGCAGTACGGACATTTACAATGCCCGTGATGTTGGTGACATCAGCGAATTGGTGGATGCAAGCGATTGCTTCTGCCTCGCTTGCGAACCAACCGATTGTCTCGTCAGCCCATGCGCCGGTGTCAGTGATGACTACGGCCTTGAACAACTTCTCGTTGTCACCGTGGTTGACTGCGATGTGTTCGGCCAACGCATCTGCCTGTACTTGGGTGAGTGTTTGTGTTTCCATCTTGGCTCCTTAGTAGTTGTGATTACTTGTTTGTAATTATACTTGGGGGGTGTGACACTTTGCGTGCCTCACCCCCCAAGCGGTTAGAAGTTGTTGCGAACTGTGTTCCAGTTGTTCGCCCGCTGGATCAGCTCACGGACGTTCATGTCACAAGAGAACCCGCCGGTGGAAAGCCGGGTCATTGTGCGTGACCATGCTGCCTGATCCTCACTGCTGAGGCTTGCAACCCAAGCCTCAAGGCGAGCGTCTTCAACTTCCTCAATCTCGGTGGTGAGTTCGTCTACCCAAGCCTGCGGGCCTTCGCTGCGGGCCTCGCCGAGTTCTTCCTCAAGTCCTTCAAGTTGCTCGGTGAAAGTCATTCTGTACTCCTTGTCCTGTTGGGCTGTGTTGCCCTACCCCCATGAATGTAGTTGATGGTCATACAGAATGCAAGTCAATAATCAAGATTGTTTGATATTTCTTTTCAGGCGCTCCGACTTCCAGAAGTCGCCTGACCGAACATCACAACCATCAGTCAACCGTTGAGCAATCCGAATCACCCGCTCCATCTCACGCACCATCTCCGGCCCGCACTCAATCGCCGCTTGCGGATACTCGTCAGGATTATTAGCAAGCTCCTGAGTAGCCTTCACCATAAAGTCCAGGGCTAGGAGCCATTGCTGCGCAGGCGTGTAGTTGCTGCTGATTAGATCACTCATTACTTCTCCTCCGGTTTGGGCATTGGTTGCACGTTCTTCCATGCAGTGAGTTTCCTACTGATCCGCATGAGTCGGTCGACTTCTGTCTCCGGCACTTCTTCTTGTGGAGTCTCGGCATCACTCGGTGTTTCTTCAGTAGTCATATGTTCAACAGTATACGGAATGGTGTAGACGCAAACCGGTCGAAGATCACCGACAGTCGCAGCCAACAGTCGAACCCGACCCCAGTCGCCGACGCTTCGACTCTAGCGACATGTCTAACTGTAAACCTGTACTTGAGGTTGAGGGTTAGGGTTGTAAAAGAATCTGAAGAAAGGTTTAGCAAAAAGTCATTTACGTCTACACCGTTGTTTATAGTGAGTCATACAACAACCAACAGCAACAACTAACAAGGAGCAAGATCATGGCAAACCACACAGACATCACAATCCTCGGCAACGGCGGCAGCGCCCACGCAACAGAAAACCTTGAAGGCCCCGTTCCCTTTGACCGGGTACGCGAGCTGTTCAACTTCAACGTGGAGTACACACCCCTCTACACACAAAGCTCACACGAGTACGCAAGTGAGATGGTCAAGCTCAACAACCGTCAAGCAATTCGCCGCACCGATACCGGCATGGTTCTCAACACCGTTTCCAAGTCTCACGGCTTGCACCAATTCCGTGATGTACTCGTTGACAACCTGTTTACTCTCTTGGATGCGTCCGAGACTGACCTTCAGGTTTCAGGTGCGGGCCTGCTGAAGAACGGCGCTGTGGGTTGGGTTCAGGTTCAGGCACCTTGCTTGGAAGCCGGTGAGGGTGACGTTGCACCAACGCTCACGCTTGCATCCTCGCATGATGGTTCGCTTGCCACTAGCTACCGGGTGGGCATGTTCCGCTTCATCTGCTCTAACCAGATTGGCGCTCTACGCCGTAACAGCAAGAACGTGTTCAAGTTGCGGCACACGCTCAACTCGGCAATGAACTTCACAACCGCCCGGAACACTCTTGGTCTGATGTGGAATCAGGCGGAGTCTTTCAACGCTGAGGTCAACACCCTGATTGAAACCTCGGTGAGCGACGCAGAGTTCTACCGGATCGTGAATCAGTTGGCTCCTATGCCTCCTGAGTCCGCAACCGAGGCTGCTCGCACTCGTTGGGAGAACCGTGTTGAGTCCGTGTCAAACATCTACCGCAACGATGAGCGGGTAGGTGACTTCCGTGGAACCGGGTGGGGAGTTGTGCAGGCGTTCAATACTTACCGTCAGCATGAGCGCCCGTTCCGTGCGAACGGCACCGCCGGAACTACGTCACGCCTTGGCCGCACGATGGGTGACTTCCTCTCGGGAGCGATTGACCTTGACGATCAGAAGGTAACCGCCGCCGTGTTCGCCGAGGTTTCCCGCTGATCTTGGTTGCGGGGCAGAGATAGTCTGTCCCGCAACCGACACCCCTGAAAGGCGTGTGATGACTTCTAATATCCTTGACGGTCTAAGGCCCCTGGTTGTCCCTATAGGCGACGTTAAACAGATGGCGGGTAATCCTCGCAGAGGCGACGTTGACTCTGTTGCTAAGTCACTGAAACGCTTTGGGCAGCACAGGCCGATAGTGGTTCAGCAGGCAACCGGCGAGATCCTCATTGGCAACCATACGCACAAGGCTGCGGTGAAACTCGGGTGGACTGAGATCGCTGTCCTCTATACCGACGACGACCGGGAAACGGCGGTGGCCCGATCCCTCGCCGATAACCGAACACATGACTCAGGCAAATACGACAACAACGAATTGGCTTCCCTCCTTGCCGAACTATCCGAAGTCGATTCATCTCTCTCGCTCGACGCAGGATTCCAGGCTGATGAGATCGACGCTTTGCTCCGGCTGACCGCACCTAAAGTTGAAGAACCCGTTGTACCGAAACCGGTTAAAGCTGATCCGCCTAAGCAGACTGTTCGCAAACCTGAGAAACAGGTTGTTGAAACCTTCGCTTATACGGGTGAGCCGGGGGAGTCACAACTACTCCTCGGGGATTGCCTATCTGTAATGTCAGAGATACCGGACAACACTTTCAATTCGTGCATCACCGACCCGTTCGGCGGGATAGCACCTAAAGGGGTTCGCACTGATGCAACGGGCTTTGATGCGGATGAGTGGAAAAGCGTTCCCGGTCCTGCGTTCTGGTCGGAAATCAACCGTGTTGTGCGACCTGGCGGGCATGTGGCAATCATTGCTTCCACTAAGTCATTCCACCGGGTAGCGGTAGCCGCCGAGGAAGGCGGGCTAGAGCTGAGAGACACGCTGATGTACCTGTATACGACAGGCATGACTGACGGGATCGACATTGGGCAATCAGTTGACCGGTTGCACGGGGGTAAGGGGCAACCGTATTTCAAGAACGCTAACGCTATGGGTGACTCTGAGCGTGAAGCGTGGAAGCAAGCAGATCCCGACAACGAGTGGTACGGGTTTTCGACGGCGTTGAAGCCTGCGTGGAAACCGATCCTGTTGATGCGCAAACCTCCTAAGCAGTCTGCTGCGAAGTCTGCTGAACAATGGGGAACGGCTGTTATGAACATTGACGGTTGCCGGGTCGGCGAAGAAGAACGTGATTCGATTACGAGTTATCGGAACAAGCCGGAGGGTGATGAGCATGGGGCGGCGCTAGGCAAGAGGAGTTTGGTGACGGGGACAACGACGTTAGGGCGGTGGCCTTCTAACGCAATCGTTGATGAGTCCGTGGCCCTGGAACTTGGTCAGACTGCCCGCTACTTCTTGTGCGCCTACGCGTCGAAGCGTGAGCGTAACGAGGGGTTACCTCCGGGGGTTGAGAATGACCACCCGATAGTTCGACCTGTGGCGTTGATGAAGTGGCTTGTTCGTCTTCTGAACCCGGCGGGCGGCGTTGTGCTTGATCCTTTCTGTGGGACGGGTACAACGGGCGTTGCTGCTGTTGAAGAAGGGATGGGGTTTGTTGGCATTGACCGGAACGAGCGTTGGGTTTCGGAGATCGCTGAACACCGGATTGCTTATGCACGCTCGGAGCAGATGAAGAAGGTGAAGCGATGAAGCCAGGTCGAAAGTTCTGTGGTGCCGACACCAAGATTGGTACTGCTTGTAGGAATTGGGCGGCGGCGGGCGAGGTTCATTGTTCGGATCATGGCGGCGCGTCACCGCGTGCTGATGCGCGCCGTGCTGCGAAGCTTGCGAAGTTGGAAGCGGAGGCTGCGTAAGTCGGAGTGTCGCCCGACTTGCGTCGGCGACTGGGGTCGGTTGTGTCGACTTGGGTCGGTCGACTCTGGTCGTGCGACCGAACACACGTTCCAATTTACTGTGTGACAAGTGTCACAAAGAAATATGCCATTTGGGGTTGTGAATGTCAGACAGGTGTAGTACTCTTATCTACATAAGGAAGTGAGCAACAAGAACCGGAGAAACAACCGGGGGCGAATCGCAGCAAGACGCACAAAGCGTGTAGCGGGTTCCGGGTGACACACCACCTACAAGGAAATGTGAAGGTTGCACACTCAGCAACAGAAACAGCGAGTGCTAGTTAGATTCTGTTTGATACCAGAAGACGATTGAAGTGCATGAAGTAGCCCTCGGGTGTAAGCCTTCCTCTCCTAAGACATCCTCAGTACGGCTTCCTCAACAGTAACTAGAATGACTCAAGTTGAAACTTGCGGTATCGGACCCAAGACGATTGAGGTGACCAAGTAGCCTTCGGGCGTAAGCCTTGCTCTCCCAACACATCCCTAGTACGGCACCTCCGCAGCAACTTGAGTTGATTCACCACGGGTCAGGATTCGGTGTTAGTCCGATGAACCTACTTGCAGCAGATGCGGAAACGGGGCAATTTCAATCAGCCATCCGAAACGCCGCTCCAACTAGGGATCAGCTTCAGAGTTCTGACCCGTGATGAATCAAAAAGAAATATCAAATAATCTCTGTTTCGATTTGCACGCTGTAGTCACATCGGCTACTGTCTTGTGTGTGGGGGGGCAACAACCTCACAACAGCAACTTGAAAACAGAGACAACACCGAGCGCCACATAGGTTGCTCACAGGGATTAAGTAAGAACCTTACTGAGTGTGCGAATGAGTCCACACGGGAACACGAAAACCCGCAAAGGTCAAAGCGTCTAAAACATTCAAGATTCTTATCAACTGTGAGCAACCCATGTGGTTCTCAAGAAAGCAATGAGCGCCTCATAGGTTGCTCACGCAAGTAGCAGCACCAACCAAAGTTCAGCAGATGTCCGCACGACGGAAACTGTGAGCAGCGGAGGTTGGCAGTAGGAACCTGAGTTAGGTACCTGAACAGCAATCGCAACACCATGTATTCGATCCGAATCGGGTTCCGGGGCTGGAGGATCATATCCTTCACGCTGCGGGTCAAAACCTCAAAGGTGGTAAACGCTGGAGCCTTTAGCTGACACCGATCCATACCACCCTGCGCTACTCGAACGGACTAATTACCCGGAGCGTGAACAACCTATAAGGCATTCAATGCCACACAATCTTGACCGGACGGCCAACAGGCGACAACAGAAATGTTGTTCATTGCGAAACGGTCAGGATGAATCTTGATGAGATAAGCGGAGTTCGTGGGTCACTCCCAAACGATCCAAGCATCAACTCAAGATCCAAAGGGTTTAGCAAACCTGGCGGGACAGACAAGCACCTCAGCCTTAGCCTAGTGAGCGAAGGGGAGACCGCCACTGTACTGTAGCCCGGAATGCTAAACCCTCAATATCGCTTCCCCTTACGGGGAACACAACGGAGGATGGACCTTGTCCGCTCTAACCACGCCAATGGTTCTAGCGGAGTCACACGAAAGTGCAAGGCGTGGAAGTAGTAGTAGCTGCTTCTGCCAATCGAAAGATTGAACTATCCAAAGACGCACCCCGACAATCGGGGGCATGAGGTTGAGAGCAGCACCCGCTTAGGCGGGTCCGGTATCCGAGGCACGGGGACGGAGTGAAGACATAACTGCTGCCGCAAGCTAACCCTTGCCACCGCTACTACGGTGAACTCAGGACAATCGCAGGCTCGCCCCTTCCAGGGACGCAGGGCCGCAACGGAATACCGGAAGGCTAGACACGGCAACCCACGGTTCGGGGTTGGCGGGTGCCTCAACTGAACCAAGCACCGCACCATCTCCGGTCTATGAGATGGGAGGCACCATGCAGCAACGGGAGTATCGCCTCAACCAAGTCCCAACGCTGAACGAAACCGCAGGACGCGAGTTGGCTGCGGATAGGGGTAGCTGAACTTATCAGCGGGGTCTAGCCTGCCCGCCTAACGAACAAGGTAGCCGGGGTGTGCAAGTACATAGGAACTGCTTGCACGCTCCGCAACAAACAAGCCCTGACGATCCGTTCGTGCAGGGCTTGTTTGCGTTCGACAGTCGCACGGGTCGCCCGACTTCGACGGTCGAAGCGACCCCAGTCGTGCGACGCTCCGACTTTGGTCGTTCGACTTGTCGTTCGACCCTGGAGTCAAATAAAAAAATATGTAAGAAATCCTTGTTTCGGTTACATAATGTCCCACCTATGGTGTAGTGTTATCTACATCAGGTAAGCAGTTGATTGGCACCGGAGTCAAAACCTGAAACAAATCCGGGGCCATCGCAGGGGAGGATGAGACACCCCCACGGGAGACACCGAGGCTCCCAACCCATCACAACGATCTAGAGGAGAACAGAACAATGGTGAAAAGCGAAGCACAGAAGGACGCAGAGTTCAGGGCAGCGATCAGCCGCCACGCCGCAGGCATGGTCATCAGGAAGATCGTACCCCGACAGGTAACAGTCCAGGCCGGGGAGTACCTCATCGGTGAGCTGACAACGCCCGATAACTTTGACATGGACTCTCGTGATCTGCACGCAGCGGTCATGGAGTTTGAGGGAACGGACGGGGTGGACACCTTGTTCAACACTTACGCAGAGGCGCATGAGTACGCTTGCACGGTCAACGGTCAGGTGTATGTGTTGCCCGCCGTGGTGACCGAGTACTTGAACGCTTACGGGAATTGGTTGGCAGTCTGATGACCGATCCTTGCACCCTCAACGAACCGCACTGCCGCCTTTGCGGATCGACTAGCGAAGAAGATATTGGTTGGTCCGCACGGGAGCGTAATGACGGGTACAGCGATTGCTGTAACGAGATAGTTGAATCCGGTATCCGTAACTGCCGCAACCACCACGACGGGTAAGCAGTAACCAACTTACTGTCACACCCCCTAGCTATAATTATCAAACAAGCAAGTCACAACAACGAGGAGAACAGAACATGTTGAACGTAGCGCCTGGAGATTCGATCTACCTGACAGACATTGACCCCGCTGACGGTAACCACGGATGGGTCATCCGAGTGGAACGTGAGGACGGAATCGAAACTGTGATTGCGGACTTCGGTGGCCGTCACCCCGACGGAACCCCGTCATACGGACGCATTCCTATCCATCCTGAAACCGGGTTTGCCAAGCACGTTCGCCACGTTGTGAACGGCTAACTGTCACACCCATCCGATAGAGTTATCAAACAAGCAAGTCACAACGAATAGGAGCATGATGACAACGATCAAGGTAAACACCCCGAGGTTCACGGTGACCACAGAGGTCAGCCGCCACTTCGATATTGAGTCCAACGACATCCATGTGTGGTTCTCGAACTGCGAGTACGGGGTCTTCGATAACAAGGCAGCGGCGGAGCGTAACGCACCCGCCCGAGCCAAGGTTGAGCGGGCCATTGACATCACGGTGAACGGCAACACTTGCTTGTTGGTTCCTGTGACTGAGGTGATCTTCTAATGGACACAGCAGCATATTCAGCAACAGCAACAGCAACAGCAACATTGCATTTCACAGCGAGGGTTAGCGGCTCATCGTTCGCCGGTTTCGATGTGCCAATTGGCTACTTCGCCAATGCCGACCAAGCTACGCAGTACGCAGATCAGCTCTTTCCGTGCGGTATGCCCTACTCAGGGTCTAACGGGACACTTGATTTTGTGTTTCTCACAGCGGCAGCGGGCTGATGGAATCCTCATACGGAATCTTCCCATCTGAACCAGAAGCCGAACACTTCACCGCGAGGATGATCGGCGGTCACGAGGTGTCGCTCGGTTTCTTCCCCGATGCCGACGCTGCCCGCCTGTTCGCCGATAAGTTTCTTTGCCGTTGGCATCCTGACAACGGGGGTCTTATCGGGACACTTGACTTTGTGTTCACCACGCTAGGAGCGGACTGATGGAACATGATTACCGGATCGACACGCTACGCGAGGAGTGGAACAAGGT